ATTGGCATGGCAGTATAGTTTCTAGTATTTTTGAAATCTACTTGCTTGCCAACTGTAGAACTATTTACTGGACTAAAAAATTGACATTTCTTAAAATCATAAAATCCCCAGACACACCGAACTGGTTTGCCTAGATTATAATCAAACTCTCTGATGTAGCAGATCCAAATACGAAACACATTACGCTTAAACTCATCAACTTCATAGAACATTCCTTCTGGCGGTTGATGCAGAAACTGTGGAATAAGTTTGGTGGAAAGTTTCATCAGGTCGTAAAAGATTCAATAACACGAGATTCTACATCTTCTGCTAGTTGATACACACGGGCATTAAGAACATTTTCTTTAAGATCAGTGTAATACTGCTCATAAAATCCTCCATTATCCTCTGCAGAGATGAGATCAAAACACTCATCATCATCTTCTGCAACTACATTCCAAAGTCCACCGTATTCTGAACTTGGAAACGGAACATAGTGATCAACGATGTAAAGATACTTTGCCATTAGTCTTTGTAAATTACCTCTTAAGTTTAGATGATTGGTTGTTGATTGTCAATAGAACTAATAAAATTCGGCCAAATAGTATTCGCAGGTCACTTCAAGTCGTGCTGCTTCACGTTCAACTTCCTTCCAAAACTCTTCTGCTGCTTTGTTCCTTTCTGCTTGTTCAATCAGTTTTTTGATGCGATCAGAAATCATTTGCGTTTGTGCTCATCTAGGTGGTCAAAGTGTTTGGAAAATAGTGCAAAGAACATCCATGCAACTGATGCTGAAATGATGAGAAACTCAATCATTTCTGGTGTTTGAGATTCTCTATTGCCTGTTGCCGATAGTATGCTTTGTAAAGTGCATCATCACGTTGGATGCAAAACACATTCCAACCAATGATTGCCACCACGCCAAATAGAATAGCAATCAAATACTTGCGTTCAGTTTTAGTCATACTGCAAGTGCTCCAGAGGGAATCTCAACAACTTCAGGCAATTTGCTATCATCAAACTGATTCAGATTATAGCAGATCCACTCACCATTGGTGAAGAGATAAGCATACTCTTCCCCATTACACAGATACTCATTGAGATCTTTATCATGGCGAGGAGCAATAAACTCACCACGCTGAGAGTAGTATTGAGGACCATAAACACCCTTCACACCAGTATCATCCCAACGCTCATCAGTCCAGCAGGAACTCATATCACCACCGTCAATCAGTTCGGCGGCAAGAGAGCGAGCGTTGTAATGTGTGGTCAGAATACGACCCAACCATTCGGGATAACCATCCCAGTGGTGATAGGCAGACAGGATAGAACCATCAGCAAGTTCAAGACCGATGCGAGCGCGAGTTGCCATAAAAAAAAAGTTCTTACACTATAGGGACACTTTGGGCGTCCCCCCTTTCAATCAACAGAAAAACGCTCAACTCCCTGTGGTTCTCCAAAACTGTAGTCATAGAGCAAAGAGTTAGCACAAACATAATGGGGGTGAGTTGTAGAGACTCCCAATCTTTCACATAATTCCTGATGATTATCCTCCATAAACTCTACCGCATAGAGCATATGATCTAAAATATGTTGTTCAGAATGATATTTAAGCAAACGTTTTTTAAGAGTTAAAAGTATATTACCAGATCCCGCAGAGTTATCAATAAACTTGAAATTTGGATTCATAAAATCTTCTTCTGGAATATTTTGAATCATTGTTTCAACAAAACTCTCTGGAGTAAATACCTCTCCTGTTTTGTCTATTCTTTCGTCGGATCGTTCAATTTGAGACCCGATATTCAAATTATGTAAGTTTTTTTTCGTCATAAAAATCAGGAATAAACTTGTTAATATACTCAAACTCTTCTTGAGTAATATTATAATACTCACAAAGAGAATTGTCATCCCAAGAGCGATCTAACGGAGGAAGTGGGACATTTTTCCAATAAGAAGATACAGGAAGATTGACTGATACTTTATTGATCGAAAGACCAAATCGCGCAATTTTAGTGGACATATAAGAAATCAAATTGGTCATTTCATCTGCAGAGTTACAATAAAGAACTTGCCCACTGTTATCTCTCTTCCTCAAAGAGGACACCGAATAGAAAAATGTGAAGAAATCATCTTTCACCAATTTAGTTGCGTCTTTAGAACGACCATCTCCACAAAGATTAGGAGTAGAAACATAGTATTTGTAGTTCCCACCTTTACGAACGCGCCTATCAAATAGACTGCTGCTTTGAGTTAGTGTTTCATATTTTTGCACAAGATTCAGATGATTTTCACTAGGTTCCCACAGACCACGGGGAATGTCATCAAACGATGTAAAATGAAATTTTTCCCCAGTGTAGCAATCAGACAATTCTTTGTCGTATTGTAGAGTAAATCCGTTGTTGTGTGGTTCTCCAAGTTCAGTAATTACACAGGGAGTTTGAAATTCGTGATTAGTGAATTTGGTGTTACCATTACAAATAGTAAGAGACTTTACGCGATTACCAATCTCTCTTTTGACTCGACGTTCAATATCTTTTGTATTGCGAAACAACCAACCAGCAGGATGAATACACACTACATTTTTTGCTTTTGATGCAACAATCAACAAATGTTCTAAGTGTTCATTACCCTTGAATGGTGGGTTAATTACCGCATAATCAATCATATCTGGAACAGTCTCATATGATAAGTGATGATTAAATTTAATATATTTGGAAACGGATTGAATAAAATTTTGATGCTGAGGTTCAGTATCAAGAACGTGAATATTTTCTGCTGGAATGTTATACTTATTTACCCACCTAGCAGCAGTCGTTGCTTTAGGATCAGAAAGACAGAAGTAGGTGGTCATTGTGGAATCAAATCGTAGGTTTCCATCATATCGTCAAGAAGAGGGGCAGGAATAGAGTCGTGTTCACTTTCAGAAGTGTACACCTCTCGTAGTGCCTCTTCAACTCCACCATTATTCAGACAAACTGCAAGATTCATATCTGCTTGAAAGATACGATCATTAAAGTCTTTGGTGTTAATAACTTTAGAGTTTACAAGTTGTTGTATAAAGTTGGGTTCTTCTTGAAGAACATTTTCAAAGTGAGAAGATTTGATCAAATTAGTCAAATTGCGGACACGATTGCCATCAATTTGTTCCAGAAGAATAACTTCAGGAAAACGATTAAGAAGATTCAGAATAGTTTGATACTTTTTCTGCAATTCATTTTCAGCATCTTTTCTGTCCTGTTTTGAGATGCGACTGAGTGCAGATTTTCCATTTGCACCATTAGCATTGATTACTTTCTCAAAAGAGATTTTTTTACTCTCAAAAGAACGATACTTAATGTCATCAAAAGACATTTCCATCAATTTTGATTGATTGATGTAAGTATTGGTCAAGATCTTACGAATACCTGATGGATTTACAACCAACAAAGAATCCACATAATCTTGACTCAGTGGAGTAGAAAATCCAGTGTCATGATCAAAAAGAGAAATAAAGTTTAAAACGTCATACTCAGCAAGTTCAGGATTGTTTTCGGTGGTAAAAGCATAATAAGTTTTGATTGCACGAATACAACGGTCAGGACAAAAATCAACGACCAACCAGTCCAAACATTCATTGGTTTCCGCATTTAAACGAGAACCACCACGGAATATCATTTGAGTGTATTCTTTAGCAGACTCACCATTATTCAGCATCATAATCGTGTCCCAAGGAGCAGTTACTCCAAGAACATTTGCTGTCACGGTTAAACAAATTGTATATTCATATCTTTCAAGATGTGATTTGATGCTATCAGGAGTTACTTTGGTTCCAGAATGACAAGAGAGAGGAGTGAAAATGCAATTTGATTTTTCAATGTAATTTACAAGCAAATCACACGCTTTTTGTGATGGTAAAGCAGCATAAATGTGCTTACTGTTTTGTAATGACCACAATCCAGGCAGAACATTTTTAGGACGAATGAGATACTTAGAAATAAACTCATTCACAAGAAATGGATACAAGAAATCGCTTTCATCTTTGTTGAGAAGAAATACATTTTCAATGGAATCTGCTACATCTTCACCAAAGAGTTTGTTTTTCTCAGCACAATTATATTCAACTGGCACAATAATCAATCTACCTGCTTTTCTGCCCTCATTCTTAGCAAGAAGTTGCTCATCAAAATAAGAGTAAACAAAACTATTTTCAACACTAAAGTCTTCAATCAAATCAAATGCAGTGCCTGAAATATACAGACAGTTGCAATCAAATTGTTCCCGAAGTTCAACAAATTCCGATGCTTGCCCACCAATATGGCACTCATCAAAAACTAGAAAATCAATAGGTAGATTGTCTAGACAGTCAGGATTTTTGGACAGATACTGTACCGTGGAATAAAGAATAACTTGTTTTTTGTTTTCAAGATAAGCAAGCACATCATTTTTCCAATTCTTAGCACCAACCTCAACAAATCGAAGATTGTCAAAGTTTTGATACTTTTCTGGATCTTCTTGCCAAGATTGTGCGGGAGAATTAAGACGGGAAACAACCAATGAAAGTTTATATCCTGCCTCAACAACGTGAGTCAAAGTCATCACAGACTTACCAGCACGACACTTTGCAAAGAGAAGAAAGTTTTTATACTTCTCCCAAGCAGATGCAATCTTAATTACAAACTCTTTTTGATAGGAACGAAGATTGACTGCATCTTTTTCAATTACAGTCTCGTTGAAGATTTTTTCTACAATATCTTTGCAAACATCAATAATTCGAGTCAGAGTATAACCTTCAAGAATAAAACATTCGTTAGATCCTTGACCACTATTGTTTGATATACAATTTTTTAACTTTCTGAGTTCTGAGTGAACTTTTTTATCTTGATGTGCCCCTTCTTGTTTAATGCCAATCCAATGAGTGGAATGCTTTTGTTTAAACAAATTCCATGTTCCCAAAAGTTTTGTGTAATCAAGATCTTTGTGCCTTTGATCTTTCCTTGAATCTTTTGCCTGTCCAAGGAAAAATAATTTTGTATGGTGGTTATACAAAATGTAAAACCAAGTTTTTACTGTTGTTTGGGAAGTCATCAAAAATCATCCTATAGTTTAGGGACACTTTAAGCGTCCCCCCTAATTAATTGCAACCTGCTTGTGCTACACCAGTTCCAAGAACTGCACCAAGAGGAATTGCCCAACTCCAAGAATCTTGTTTTGCAATCGCTGCTGCTGCTCCACCACCAAGAAGTCCACCAAGAACAGTTCTAGATGGAGAACAATAACGCCTACCATAATATGGTTGTTGCACAGGAGCACTAACAGGAGACTCATAAACTGCACCGCCATTATTCGGACGATAATATGTTCCTGTACCGCACTGAACATTATAACGTTGAGTATTTACGTTTCCTTGCACATAATTACCGTAACGATCATAATAACCAGGATTGTAGTTTTCCTGATAATTGGTGCAGGTTTGGTAAATGTTAGTCTGTTGAGCAAATGCGGGAATTGGTGCTGCAATCAGACTAGCAAGTAGAACTGCTTTGATGTTCATTGGTTTTTGTATTCTAAAATCATTATATATCAAGTCAGGTGGTTTGTCAACCACCTCTTTCTCTTAAACTCCTGACCAGATATGCAGTGAACTCTTCCATTTTTTCGGGCACAACTTGAGTAATATCATGATTGATTGCATTTTTGAGTGCAGTCATTTCATTAAACTCTGCATCAGTAAGTTTTTGTTCTTTTCTTGCTGAAGAAGTCATAGATCCCGTATATTGTGTGCTTATCCTAACAGTATTTAATACACTTGTGTGGTTTCTTAATAATGTCTTTAGAGTTGCGTAAAAGTTCTTAATTTAATCCTTGAACTCACTTAAATGCCACTGCAGACAAGTTGCACCTGATAGATTACAAGCGTATAGTGTAGAATCATAGTGGCAAGAAGTCCAAGTGAGCATTAGATATTTGTAAAGTTCTGGATGTTCTTCTTTGTGTGGTTCCACAAGAGAAATGAGTTCTTCTAACATTTGACGACTCATTAAACGTTTCATCGTGTTGTAAAAATCTCTGTCTATCTATGATTTAACGACTAAACGGTTGTATTTCTTAATCTTCATCAAAGAACGAACCAAAACTACCACGACTTCCGGGTTTTCTGTTTTCCAACATATCCATAATCTCTTCAAACTTCTTGCATTGTTCCATATCAAGAAGAAGTTTAGAGAGTTGTTGAACTACAAGTGGTTTCTCATTTGTAGCGGCAGACTTGATTGCAGCACGAAGATGTGATTCTGCTTCTAAAAGATGATCAAGTGTTTGTTTAGATAGAGCCATTTTTGTATAGTAAATTGTGATAGCGCAAAATTTCAGGATTCTCTAAGTCTTTGCAGCGTGGATAATAGATGCCATCTCTATAACAGGCATCTTTTGGATCTTGTTTATCATATTTTACCACATAATCCGCTGGTTGTCTAATATTGCAGAGTTCTCCCTGCATTTGTGTAAAATTAGAAAAACAAAGTCCACCCACAAGAGGTGCAATTGCTTTTAATTGCCACATCCAAAGATCTGCCACTAGCACTCATCCATTCCAAGAGGTTTTGTAACTTTACGAATTATCCAGGTTCCGTCACCATTGTCTACCCAATATACTTGATCACCTTCTTTCAGGTCTGCTGCTTCTAGAAGATCGTCTGGAAATGAAACAAAATACTCACCAGTGTTACTATCTTCTTCAACAGGAAGTTGCCACTTTAAAATTTTATCTTCATTCTTCATAGGACGATGACCACTCAACAGTTCAAGAAGTCCAGTAGCACGACTAATACAATCTTTATGATAATAATAGTCTTCACGAACTGCTTCACGAATTACAGAGTAGATTTCGTGAGGTGATGCATCACTACTCATTGCATCATGAACCCAGTTCTGCAAGTTTTCAAGCGAATATTTTTTGTAGTCCATAATCAATCTTCTCTTGGTTTAGGTTTGTTGCATTCATTGCAGTAGTAAGACAACCCACTACGAAAGCATTTTACACGCTGGTAGTGTTGTTCGTCAAGTGGTTTGGTCTCACGACATTTGTTACAGATCCTTACCGTATTGTTTTTTTGCTCTTTTAAGTTCTTTGAGTTCTTCTTTAATTTCTTTATATGCTGCGGTAGCATCAATTTTGTTCCCCATTTCAAGAGCAATAATGATGTCCACTCTTGTACCAAAGTGTGCAAGTGCTTTCTCAAAGTCATCAAGTTCATACATTTTTGTTAGTCCAATTCTCTAAAGTCAATATATCTATGCGAGCATCAACTGCATCTAAAGAATTGATTAATTCATAAAGAGTATTGGATGTTTCTACATTTTCTTCTTCTAACTTTGCAATGCGATTTTCCATCTCAACAATTTTAGCATACAAATCAATATCTTCCACGATTGGTTTTTTTGATGGTCTGAAAAACCATTTAATCAATTTAATCATAACACACCAATCTCCTTTAGGTATTGTTGATATCGCATAAAAGACTGAAGGCGAACAGGAACACCTAAACTTTCACTACAACGACAGAAAGAAATAAACTCATACCAGGGCGCTGTAGGATCAGTATCACTCATTAGAATTATTCACCAAATCGGGGTGTTGTGCATAGAGTGGTCCATCATAATTGCCAGCAAATTTGGATTCTTGTTTTTGTTTTAGATACCAGCGAGTTGAACGAATACATTCTTCTTCATTCAGTGAAGTAATGATGCCAGTTCCATCGGGATAATGTGATTGCCAAGTTCCCCATTTCTTTTCTTCCACATAGAAAGCATCATCAATTAGTTGTTTATCCATAATGACTTAATTGCCTTTTGAGTTCAACTTGGATTTGAATCAGATGACTGTGTAAAAACTTTTGGTATTCATTCTCTTGCAAAAGAGACGTAAGATTATCAATTTGTTGCAAAGCAAGAATGAGTTTTGTTTGTTCACTCATCGTCCAGTTACATCCTCATAATCAAGAAGTTTACCACACCTGAAGTGCAAACGCAACCGTGGCCAATCTTTCCACTCTCCTTTCCAAATTGATGGATAAACCTCAATATATTTCGTCAGATACCACGGAGTTACTTTACCGTGATTACCGTTAGGAATCCACTGAAAGTTAAAAAGTTTTTGCTTCTCATTATAACCCTCATCACCTTCTTTGAGTTCCACAAAGTCAGCAGTTTGCCAGTAATCAATATAATACAAATATCCGTGCGGATCTAACCAATAGTGACTCATCGTGCCGCCGATGCCATATTCTTCAATGTCTTTTGTTTGACATTCAACGTTTGTAAATTGTTCTCCTAAATCATATGAAGAACGAACATAATCAAACATACCCATAACTATTCTCCAAGTGTATGAATGACTGGTTTTTCGTGTGCAAGAATGTGATACAACTCAGTATTCTTTGCTGCTGATACAGGAATAAACTCTGTCTCTGGATTAAACTCATCATCACGAATTGCCTGGTTGATGACAATCGAACCATCTACACCAGAGTATGAACGATGAAAAGTAAGTTTAGGAATGACTAATGCACCAGAAGAACGATTGAGATGAACGATATGATATGGATAACGCCACTCAGGATTGACTAACTCAAATGTACGAAGTCCAGACAGAACACGATTGTGATCTATCTGGTGATAATGAATATAAAACTGCTTGGCACCTACAATATCATCAGGAGGACTGGTAGCAGCACCAGTATGCACCACAAGATCCTGTGCATTAGAACCATCTACAGAAATATCATAGAAGACAACCGAATCCGTCTCACGGAATACTCTGTGTTTTTTGAAAGATACTTCGCTCATTAGTCGTAAAGATTTTGCTCCTGATTCAATCTATCTATGTGATGATAAATCGTCTCTTGTGAGTATTTAAATTCTTTAAAACGTCTTGGATTATTCTTCTGCATTTTGGTGAGCATATTGATCCATTGATAGCGACTGTCCACTATCCAACCATAACGACGTTCATCATGAAACAAATCAAATATCGTCATCATTTTCTTCTCCCCATTCTTTTATCTTTTCTTTGACTTCTTCACACGAATATGTTTTTACCTTACCACTCGCAACATCATCTGCCATTTTTTGCAGATACTCAAGAAACTCTTTCGGATATGTTTCATCCAAATTGATAGAAGTCCAGAACCATTCATAACACTCTTGAAATGGATCATCATCTTTGAGTAGAGCATAATTCTCAAAGTTATCGGTCATCAAATCTGCCCACATACGAAAATTATCGTTAAATGACCGAAACCAAGTAGGAATAAGATGTTGAAAGATGTATTGTAACCAAGTCATTTTAGATATTGTGGTTTTTCTGTGTCAAATGTTGTCCACTTTGCTATATTAAGACACATCAGCAAAGTTTGGTGTTCGCGGTTATACAGTTCCCAGTTTTGTGTTTGTTTCGCAGCATACCTACGACGATAGGCACAACACCATACGTTGTAAAAGATTTTGTCTTTTTCAGTTAGAGACATTTTCTTTCACCACACACGATGTTGTGCATTTCAGATCACCAGAATGTCCAACCACAGTTGAAGTATGCTGTGGAGTTTTCATATTTGCATCCACATAAACAGCATACACATAAACAAAAGATGATACAACACCAATCGCAGCAAATCCACAAACAATACCAGTTACTAAACTTCTCACGGCGTTTCATCACTCCACCAATAAGATAGTTTATCACCATCGGCGTGAATATTCAAGTGGTAAATCTTTTTGTCTTGTGTATAAATGCCCACCCACAGGCTCCGTTCGTTCATACTTTCCAGGTGAAACATTTCCACCTCTTCCAGCACGATTTCGTCTGGATTTTCACTCCAATTTACTAATTTAGTCATTTTGTTCTCCACTCTTTTGTATTCTACACCCATAATGGTTGCAGTATCACCTTCTATAAGAACTTTTGATATGTCTATTTCAGTCATCTCTCAAACTATCCAATACTTGAAGAATAAAAGCAATAGAGCTAGCATACTCTCGTCCATCTTGCCCACCCATTACAATATAGGCAATCTCTTTCTCAGCAAGTTCAATTCTCTCATTTCTGGTGAGTTCTTGTAATGTAGGACGATACCAATTACCATCAGCATCTTGTTTGAAACCAGCATTCAGTTTCTCACGACGCTCAGCTTCTTCAAACATCTCATCTGGATAGGGTTCTTGGTTTCTCATAAGTTTCCTCAGTTTCTCTTTACCGTATTCAGTCAGTTCGTGTTTTTTGTTGCGGAGTTCTTCTACTTCTTCTTGTGTGAGATTGACCCACGGCATATCATCGTTCATTTCAGTTCCTCTTCATCCTGTTCAATCTCAAAGACTTCATTTAGAAACTCCAGACCATACTTACCCACAACCCACGCATCTTTATCCTCAAAGAACCGATCACCAATGGTTCTCATATTATAGCATTCTTTGTCTTTATCAAAGAAAGCAATCACATAACAATACTCTTTGCCTTCACATTCTTGCCATTTAACTAGTTCATACTTGTTGTTGAATTTACACCAACGGAACTCAATATCACGAAATCTCATTGTTCTTCACTCTCTTTCAAATAATTCCAGTTCCAATTACGAGAAAGCAAATCAACATCAAATCCAAACTTGTATGCCCAGAAAAGAATACCTAGCAAACCATTACTTCCAGAAGTGATCTGAAGATAAGGTAAAGAAGGATGGTCATTCCAACTTACAGATACTTGAAGCAAACTCCATCGTTTAACATTAACGATTTGCACATAAACTTCATGTCCAAAATCATAACGATGTTTTAATTCAATCAAACTCATTCCGCTGCTCTCCAATCTTTACGCATTCTAACATACTTTGTATCTTTTGCTGCTAAATCTCTGAAGTGTTTAAAGATTGTTGCTGACTTTGCTTTTTCGCATGTAAGTGCATCTTTGTCCTGGGGTAATACTTCACCAGTTTGAGAGTATTTTTGCCCACTACTGTGATTTGCATATCTTCTGGCGCGAGTAAATCCCATCTCAAGGAATTTTCTTGCCATGTCCATACCAATGAAGTCACCCTCCCGTGAATAATCCAGGAACATTTGGTATATCTTAAGAGCAGACTTCCGAGCAGTAGTCTCATCTCTGAACCTCCAATACTGGCAAATATCTTCGGTATATGGGCGACACAAGAGAACTCCTTGCTCACCTCTGCCAATTCTATATAGTTTTCTTGTACTAGAATCGGTAAAATCTAAAGTTTTGTAATTAAGAGAGTAATTGAACTCTTTCACACTCCTTCCTCAAGATTCGTCAGTTGTTCTTCAGTCAGCACAGTTCCCATCGGTCCTTTCTTCAGAGCAGCAAACTCTTCCTCTGCTTTTTGCCATTCTTTGAACTTATCATGGAGATCTTCATCCATTGTTAGTTCATACTCTTTGCAGACTTTGCGTTGATCTTTTTCATCCACATATTCATTAAACACTAGAGACATTGCACCAGTACGAATACTTGCAGGAGACATGCCAACACATAGCAGGAATTTCTCAAACAGTTTGAAATACTGTTTTGTGTTCAGATCTGCAGCAGGAGCAGTGATCAGATAGTGTTCTTCTGGAATGAAGTCACTATCAACAGTAGAACCAAACCCACTATATGTGTGAGTATAAGTTGCATCAAACTTAAACTGAACTTCAGCGTTGTAAGTCATAGTGAAGGTTTTTCAATACAGATACTATAAAACCTCCTGACTCGAAAGTCAAGAGGTAGTGGACGACTTTTAAATTGGATCAGAAGGATAAGATTTCTCTACATATTCGCTTGCAACTTTGCTGATTATCATCACATTCAATCATGCAATTGAAATAATCATTCATCAGTTCATGTTGATCAATGAATTCGTTGACAGTCGGTTCAAGTTGTTTCCAAGCAGCCAGTTGATTGAAAGAAATTAAGTTGTGCATAATAACCTCCATGCACAAAGAACATCATAACGAAGTTGATTTTGGGTTCATAGTGCTCTCACTCTTTAATTCTATCATTATCTAGGTGTTTTGTGTTGATATCTTAACACAACTTAATCACGTCTCATGTTATCATCATTCTTAAAAAAGTCTGCAATATCATCAGCACTATCAAACCTTGTGCGATGTTCTGATGGATCTGGATGCCCCAGATCAAGTTGATTCAAAAAATCATCCATATCTCCTTCTTGCATATCAGGATTTGCTGCTTTTCTTCTTGCTTGTCTTAAAAGTGTAGCAGCACTTCTGTTTGCTTTTGATAATTTCTCTACCCATATCATCTCACTCAACTCTACTGTTTGCCCTGTTACAATCTTTTCACAAATTGCTTCAACACGGAGACGATATTGAGTGGAGAGCATATGTATTACTTTGATAATGATTATTTATTTCTCGATTTTAATTCATCCATCAACTCTTTTGCAAGTTTATTTGAGCGTCTCCACATCGAATATCTTGCCCATGGTGTTTTTGGATTATGAATCAACCACCACTGAAAGATCAAATATTTGTTCTTGACAATTCTTGTGACATAATAAAAAGCAGCAGCAACACTTTCATCCGTGATGATGAAATATGCTACTACTGCAAATACGATAAACCAAGCGTAAGAAGTCATCGTCTTAAAGTTTTGAGATAGTCTAATACATGTTCACGAATATACATTAACTCATGAAAACATTCCTGATTGTGAGCACATTGCCTCAATTCTGAATCTGGTTTATGCACACTCTCAATAAACAAATCTAGACCACGATTCCACTTCTCATTTTCCATCGCTTTTAATTGTTACAGGACAACTTGGAATAGTGTCACGAAGCATTTCAATTAACTCTGTTTTCGCTGTTTCATTAAGTAGAGGATTCGTTTGAATTCTTTGAATCAAAGACAATGCTTGTTTGCAAGAGATTATAGTTGTGAGAAATAGAGCAACCATCGCTCTCTCCTATTCTAATACTATTTAATCAGTCCCAAGATACGTTTTGAAGAAGAAATCCAGGCATGACCATTGACCAAGCACCCTGTTGACCAACACCAGCAACTTTATACTCCCATTTATATTCGAATTTATTATGACTATCCCAAGTCACAAATCCTTTTTCTTTATCAAAACGTGACTTGATTGTCAATCCAAACTTATTGGAATAGATGTTACGAGTTCTCAATGCTCCACCAGTCTCGCGTGTCTCAACAACTTTACATGTATCAAAGTAAGTCTGCATAGATACATCCAATACACACGGAGTTTCATACACAAATGGACGATAGACTTTTGGTTTTGCAACAGTTGGTGTTGTCTGTGCAAATACAGGAGAAGTCAGTAGAATCGTAGCAAGAGTGAGTAAAGTTTTCATCGTTCAAGTTTCCAGTGTTCGTTTCCGTTTTTTTGAATCCAAAAACAGTATTGGCGATTAATCGAAACCAAAAAGAACTTATCATCAGTTTCTTGTTCGATTTCACATGTATGCAATGACTGCATAATGTTAACAAACCTGTTCTTTGCTTTTGAACTCAATGGAGTTACGGATGCAAATTGTTTCTTGGTCTTAGGAGTTTTCATTGAGATCATTGTTTTTCAACCTCCACAAAGGTTATTATAGTGAGTTTTGAGAATTTGTCAAGCGGTTAGGAAATGCATAGATGAAATCATTGATTCCTAGGTATTCATTGTAAAGTTGTTCTTCGATCTGATGTGCTTCAACTTCCCATGGTTGATCAGAATAGTCCGTCTGCGTGTGGTCTATGCCTCTCCAGAGGCGTTTGCCGTGCTTGTCTTTAAGATTGCCCATGACGTGTTGATAAACGTGCCAGAGTTCGTGAAACAGCGTCTGGAGATATTGATCAGAGTTCATTTGATTGTGAAGTTCAATCTCAAACTCTCTTGGACGATAGTTACAATCAAGCACCGAACAGTAACCATAAACACCCTCTCGTGCTAATCCACGGTGATTGATGTTAATTTCAAGTTTGTGCCGTGGCAGATACTTTGAGATGAACCAATTTACAGCATCAGCACAGCGTCGCTTGCTGTAATTGTAACCACTGGTGTATAATGTAAGCATCAGAATACAGAGATTAGAATTGCTTTAGCAACTTGCGTGGACCAGTGCGTGAACCACACGAAACTGCTCACGAAAATCAATCGGTCCAGATTGGAAAACCTCATTGGTTTCTTAACTCTGGAATCACTATAGGACGTTTTGATGGTCTTTTGGTGGCATGGTGGACAGTTTCCGAACCGTCCACTTGCTCGTTTTGGTATTCCGATATATAATCAGATACAAAATGACTTTATACTATGGCACAAGACGAATTGCTTTCGTTGTTTCCAACACCAGTCCTGATTGCTCAATATCCTCTACCATTTGAAAAAGAACTAGAGTATATTCGTAATCTGCCCTGTCGCAGAGAAAACAAGGGCGGCGATGCAGGTAATGTGATTCATTATAACAGACAATCAGAAGATACGTTTGTCTTGGATAAACCAGAGCTCTCTAATGTTCGTGCATTTATTGAGTCTAAGATTCATAAGTTCGTCACTGAAATTATGAGTTCTGATAATCAACTGGTGATTACACAGTCTTGGATTAATAAGTCTGGTAAAGGTGAGTCTCATCACGAACACGTTCATCCAAACAGTTTGGTCAGTGGTGTCTGGTATCCTGTGATTAGTGAGCAACTACCACCGATTCAGTTTCGGAGTAAGGCACAAAGAGATGTATCTTTGAGTGTTCAGAAGTACAATAACTTCAATAGTGCTACGTTCTTGTTGCCGATGAAAGCAGGTGAACTGATTATCTTTCCAAGTAATCTGACTCATAGTGTGCCTGCAAATCAGTCAGAAACTGAACGGATTAGTCTGTCATTTAATACTTGGGCAAAGGGTAGTCTTGGTGACATTAACTCTCTGACTTATCTACCACTGGACCGTTGCGTATGACTTCTGCACTCTCAAGACCACTTCCAGAGTTTCATGGATTTGGATATCGTATTGCACAAATCGAAAACAATACTCACTGTAACTATAAGTGTTGGTTTTGTCCAAATGCTTATGATACTCCTGCACCGAAAGAGTGTATGAGTATGGACTTGTTTCGGAAGATTCTTCTAGAAATTCGTTCGGTTTATACACCATGGGAGTTCAATGATATTTCTTTTGCAACTTATAATGAACCAAATCTAGATGATACGTTTCAAGAAAAGTTGCAACTGATGACTGATATGGGTTTTCAGTATGAGCATATCTCCAATGGAAGTATGGTCACGACTGAACTTACAGACTGGTTGATTGCAAATCCACAGAATATCAAACAGTTTCGTCTCAATATTCCTACAATGGATGAGAAGAAGTGGAAGGATATTACAGGAGCATCAACTGCTGTTCTCTATCGAATGTATTATCAGTTGATGTATCTGTTTGAGAATGCACCACGACTGAACTTTCCGATTACAGTCATTGTCAATGGTGATGGTAGTCAGAATCATAAAGAAGAATTTATGAAAGTCTATCAGAAGTTTCAGCGTTGCCCTCCTGGTATTAATTTCAGTATGACTGGACTGATTGACCGTGCTGGAACTCTTGATGGTGCTCACTGTGAGACACAAGAACTTCAACGTGGTCCGATTGACTGGGGAGACCAACCTACACGATGCAGTGCTGGATACTTTGATAACTTATATTTTGGTGTCAAAGGTAATGTCTTTTATTGTTGTCACGATTTTCATCAAGAGTATAGTTGTGGTAATATAAATGATACACCGCTCAAAGAACTCTTAAGTTCTGAAGCATATCAAACTCAAAAACAAAGATTTCAACAAGACTTCTGCCGTAAGTGCGAACAAGCAAGACCATTGGAGACCGTAAATGAACAATCCTAATACACAACTGAAAGATCTGATTCACATAGAGCGTGGACTGATTCCTGCGAACCTATGTGACTATATCGTGGATACTGTTGAAACCAGAGAGTGGCGTCCGCATACCTGGTATAACAATGTGCAAGGAACATTTGGTTCTGAAGAGACGATGGAACTTGATGTTCAGAATATTACTGATGATCTTCAGCAGTTATTGACGCCATTTATGATTCGGGCAGGTAGTGCTTATAATGCGAAGTATCACTTTGAGTGTGAAAGAACGATGCAGATTATGAATAAGTTTTCTACCATTCGTTTTAATCGTTATAGTCCTGGTCAGATTATGAGACAGCATCATGATCACATCCATTCGCTCTTCGATGGTCAAGAGAAAGGTATTCCTGTGTTGAGTTTTATTGGAAACCTCAATGATGACTATGAAGGTGCTGATTTAGTCTTCTGGAACGACCATAAGGTTTCTCTTGGTAAAGGAGATATTATTATGTTTCCAAGTCTATTCTTGTTTCCTCATGGTGTTACAGAGGCAACTAAAGGTAAGCGTTGGAGTTTTGTATCTTGGGCGTGGTGATTAGAGACCACCGTGACCGTTGGAACAAGCGTAAGCATTATATCTTCCTACAGTGTTTAAATCTCCAAAATCAATTGCATTACCTAAACTCATAATTGTTACATAGTCCATTGTATTAACTCCTGATGGTGCAACATATCCCCCAGTGAATATACCTCTTGTTGGGCTACAAGAACCACCAGCAACGTGTGTTCCTGTTCTAGTTAAATCTCCAAAATCTGTTGAGTTTCCTGTGCTCGCGGTTGTAATGTATTCAATTGTATTAACTGCACTTGGAGTATTACCACCACCAATTAAACCACGAACAGCATTACAATTACCACCACAGTTCCATCTATTTCCTGTAGTTAAATCCCCAAAGTCTGTTGCGTTTCCTGTTGATGAAAAATTAATAAAATCTATCACATTGGATGATAGTGCTGGTGAAAAATATCCGCCAGCAAAAACTCCACGAGTTGATGATTGGTTGGAAGCACCATGAGCCCTTCCGACCGATAAATCTCCAAATCTAACTGCGTTTCCAGTAGATTGAATTGTAACATAATCAATTACATTTATATTTGTAAAGAAACTACCTGCCCTAACTCCACGAGTAGAATTTGCACTACCAAATCCATATGTAGATCCAAAGGTCAAATTTCCAAATGTGGTTGAATTTCCAGTAGAAGAAATTGTTATAAATTGTATTGATGTTGTTCCTGGATTTGGACTTCCTCCACTAAAAATTCCTCTTGTTCTATCAGAAAATGGTGCATTTCCTCTACCGTCTGCGGTGCTTAAAGTTCCAAAATCAATTGAATTTCCGGTGGTTGCAACATTTATATATTGAATATCTGTTCTAACTGTTGGTGTTTCTCCTGCTAATATAACTGCACGAGCACCACCAGTCGCAGAGTCTGGTGTGAAACTATCAATCTGCCACCACGCTTCCCCGTTGTAGTATTCTAGTTTTCCAGAATCTGAATTAAATCGTAGTGCTCCTGATGGTACTG